TTGAGGACGGCTCCGGTGTCGGTCGTGGCTTGACCAGCGGTCAGCTTGCCGATCAGGGCCAGGTCGCCGCCAGCCACAACCGCGGCGATGTTCGGGATGTCGCTGCAGAAGAATTCGCCGGTATAGGCGACTTCGACACAGTGGCCGATCTCTTGGTTGAACTGGTCGATGATCATGCCGCGAGCGTTGGTCTGCACGTTCTTCATGAGCAGGTAGCGGGGAACCTGGGTGCCGTCGCTGTTCGCGTGAGCGTAGACGCCAGCGGTTCCGGTAGGGCCAGCCGAGCCAACAGTCGTGGTGGCGACGGAGGCCGAAGGAGTCGTACCGCCGGTCAGGGCGGATGTCGCGGTCAGCGTGGAGATGTTTCGATTGCCGTAATCACCCGAGAAGGTGATGACGTAAGAGGAACCAGCGGTCCCGGTGACGGAAGCCACCGAACTCGTGCCGAGCAAGGCTTGCAGGGCTGCGAGCAGGTTGGCGGTCGTGATGTTGTAAGCCAGGTTCCCGGTCGAAAGACCGTCAGTCGTGGTCAGCGTGAACGTGCCGCCGGTCGGGGAACCGGAGATTGTCACGGTCTGAACGGCGTTCCGGGTCACGATGTTTTGTTCGCCCAAGATCGTCCCGGCGGTCAGGTTCACCCCGCCCGGCAGACGGACACCCAAGGTACGAACGTCCTTGGGATACCGGGCCTGAAGCGTGTTGGTGTAAGTCAGCGTGGTCGTTGGTGCAACAGGCACGGTATGCCCTCACAAGGATGGTCGGATGTATGGGGGAAGCCGCCGGGCATCGCCAGCGGCAGCGGTGTTACTTCGCGTCGGCTCGCTTGAGGGCGAGTCGGCCAGTCGGCGAGTTCTGGGCAGCACGGCGAGCGAATTCGCTCATACCGGGAACGTCCGGCGTGTCGTCGGTCGGCGTGAAGTAGTGCGACACCGGGCGGGCCAGCAGTTCGGCACAGGCCACATCGAAAGCGGTTTGCCCGGCGTTGGGGCCAGAGGTGAACTGTTCCCGGCGGGCGAACGGCAGTCGCTTGAGGTCGCTCAGGATGTACTCGCGTGCGGCGGGCATCACCCGGCCTTCCTTGATCGCGCGGTCCACGACTTCGGTGGCTCGCGTGTCGCGGGCGTTGATTCGCTCTTGATTGAGTTCGGCTGCGAACTGGGCCGTCATCTGCACGGGCTTGATGGCTTCCTGGGTGGCCTTGGCAGCCTGTTCCAGTGCCCCGAATCGCTGTTCGCAAGAGGCCGCGAACGCCTTGAAGTAGCTCATGAAATCGCCGGTTGCCGTGGCACTCGGGTCCATACCGTCGTCGAAGAAATTCGACATGTTCGCGGAGTCGGTCGGCGTGGTGCCAGTCTTCTGGTCGGCGGGTCCGTCTCCCTTGAGTCCGGTGCTGCTCACGACCGGCGTGGGGAAGAACTGGACACCAACCGGATTCTCTTTGCCGAGTTCCGGCGGGGTCTTGGCTTCGGGAAGGGTCGAAGTTCCGGGGGGCATCGGGTCTTGGCTGGCGAACTTCTTCTTCATCGCGGCAGCGAATGAATCGCTGGTCATACTCTTGAGCAGTTGGGCCAGTTGCGGGTCGGGCATTTCGAGTAGGACGGGATCGCTGATATCGACACCGGCGGATTGCAGAGCTTTCAGCAGTTCGTCGCGGGGCATCATGGGGTCTACCTCAGAAAAGACCACCCGACGCTTGACGCGACGGGAAGGGGAATTCTTGTCGGCTGCGAACGTCGCAGCGGGCGGGGGCAATTGATCGACGCCGGGCCGTTCCTCACCGAGAAACGCCACGGCTTCCAGCACAGGTCCGGGAAGATTCACACTTGGATTTGCCGGGTCGGGATACTGGTCCCATTGCAGTTCCACCGAACCGTCGCAGTAGTTGCCGTTGTCAAAGGCTTGCTTCAGGTTGAACGCGACCGGCTCACCGGATTCCGAATCGGGGATCATCACTGTTTCGGGGATGCCATCGACATCGATCGCGAACCCACCATCCGGTGTTGGTCGGCAGTCGGTCACGAGTCCGACGTTCATGACTCCCAGGGATTGGGCGATTCGCTGCTGGGCGTTGTGGCCGAGCTTGGCTTTGACGCGGAGAGCGGGCGATTCACCAAGGCTGAGAGCCTGGAAGTTGCGGATCACATCGGAGCAATCCTGGGCTGTGTATAATTGCCCTTTGTGGAAGCCCGGCCGAAACACTTGCCAACCGACAATCCGAAACGTGTTCGGAGTCGTGCCGGGCTGTAGTGGTGGCGCGGGCGTCTTCATGACAGGCATCTTTGCGAGTGGGTTGCCTGAGTGAAAACCAATGTGTGATATGGGTTGCCTGAAACTAACTGAGGTGCATCACGTGAGCGAACAAGTTGCTGTTGATGATGGGGAACGGTTCGGAGTGCCACCAATACGAACTACGTTCCGTTATCTGGAAAAGGTGAAGCAGGAGATACAGGCACGGAATGGGGGCGTGTCGATATCGTGGGACGAACTGGAACAAAACCCAGACGTTCAAGCCGGGTTGCGGAAGGAGTTGGATAAACAGTCTGAGCAGGAACAAGAGTAGTCTGTGAGGTATAAGTTTTTAATACCTCACCAGAGCGGTTTGCTGAGGGTTAAAATTCGACTGGCTTGTTGGGATCGACCGACTTCCACCGAAGAACGCAACCACATTGTCCGGGAGCGGGGAAGCAGTGAACAACACCTTCTGAATCCAGAACCCGGTGAGTCGTCCCGCCGGGTCGCATGTAAACAGCCACCGGGTTTTCAATCCGGTGCTTGACCCCGCCAAACTCATACTCACGCCACTGTTCGACCCCGGAGAGTTCCGACCGCTTCAACTCTGACATTGGTAAACCTCTTGAGAGTTCTGGCCCATCGTTTTTTCGGGCCTGTTGGTCTTTTCGGTTCGTCGCCGAAAAGTGTCGGTACAGTATCCGTTCTGGATCGTGAAGGAGTGTTCCACGAATCTCTGGCCGGAACCGTGGCTTCGATGTGAAAACCGGCAGCAATCAAACTTGTGCCCGGTTCTTCTTCCAGTGTGTAAGTGATAACCTTTTCGTATCCCATCTCTCGCGCGATTCGCACACATTTTCCGTACAAGTGGCTGCATACATGCAATTCACTGACGCCATCCAAAACACACAGCCTTGTGATTTCGCAAGTGATACCATTTGCCAGCGGTCGAGCAACCGGAGTGGCAACAATGGCAACCCCAACAGTCTCACCTTTGACCGCCACACCAACCGCAAATAATCCGCCGTTTGGCGGTTTGCAATGCCTGTGGTGTCTTGCGACAAAAGCACAGGCGTATTTGATTGGGGTGGGCACAGATATCATTTCACAAGCAATATACCTCACCAGTTCGTTTCTAATTTGGCTCCGGCGGCTTTCAGTTCGTCCCACTCTGTCACGTGAATCGGTCGGAAGGTGCAACGGCAGTTGAAGACGCGAGGTCCACGAATCTCTGGGAACGGAACTGACGCCGGATAGTATTTACCAAACTTGGGTCTGTGGTCGTCTCCCTCACGACCGTCAAGAATTCCAAGGTATTCGATTGCTGGGAACTCATCTTGCATCTCCGGCGAAGCAATCTGTCTCGTGGCACCGGTGTTGAATGCGTCGATCACATTGGTGCGAAAACACATCTCCGCGTACTGCGGGTGCTTTGCTGTCACCCCGCACTGATCCAGCACATGCTGAACGACCTGTGCCCCATGAGCCTTGTCAGCAGAGTTCGGGTCCAGCCAATCAGTCCGCAAGTAATCCGCAATCGCGGTCTGCGCCTTGTCGAGTAAGGTTTTCTCTGTCGCCACGGCCAGCGTGAATGCGTGGCGCTCCATCAAGGGACCATAGACCGCCGGGTCGATGCCCAGCGTTGGCACGAGAGAGCGGAAGTATTCGACCACATCAACCGGAATTCCTGGGATCGCTGGTATGTCCGCCAGCACATCAGGAACGTCAGCAGCAAAAGTCTGTTTTCGCGAGCGGAACCGTTCCGCCTGGCGAACGATGCGGGCGCGACCCAACAGATCGGCGGAGATGATCGCCCGCAGAATCGCTTGCTGGAAGGCTTGGAGTTCGTTGTTCGTGAACAAGGGATTCGCCGACGGTCGCCCGCCAGTGATGTGAATCCTGCGTGTGACTGCCGAGCGGAGAACCGTCTCCATCGCCTCACGGCCCGCGTCTTGGGCGTCGGCAAGCAGGCGGGCCACGGTGCGACCGCTTGCGCCGGGCATCGCAAAGTCGCTGGGTGTCTCAGCCGAGAAAGGTCTCCCGGCTGGAACCGGGGCCTCCTTTGTCTTCAACGAACTTGAATGATCTAGTTGGCGCGACACATCCACAATCTTTGCAGTGCGAATCACCATCTGGCCTGCGCTCGGTCATCACGCTTCCCGAACCGCACTTCGGACAGTGGTAGCCGAAAGGCCTCGAAAAAAACCCAGAAAACGCTTTGCTGTCCGGTGACGGAGTTGCGGGCTTGAGTTGCGGAAGCGGATCGTCGAATGCCCCGAGACCCAGGCCCTGCATTCCCTGCGGAGTCGGTGCGGTCGCCATATCCTCGTTGTCTTGCGGCGGCTGGGTCTGGCTGATCTTGTACAGCCACTTCTTCGAGACCGGCATTCCGAAGTCGGTCACCAACCGTTTGGCAACGTCAAGCTGCTGCGTTGTTTCGCCCCAGTCCACACCGCCAAGCACAATCTTTGGGATACCGACATTGCGACCGAAGTTGACTCTCGTGAGTGGTGCCGCAATCTGCCGCGTGAGCGCCCGGCCAATCGCCTTGGCGATCAATCGCTCTTTCGGATCGGAGCCGGACGTTTTGGTAGTCCCGGCATCACCCCGCACCTCACCACCACCGCCGCCGGATTCGATGAACGGGAGGTAGGCTCCGCGAATGGTGAGGAAGATTTCCTCCCGGAGCTTGTCGATTTTCTTCTCGAATGCGTCAAACGAGGTCGCGGACGAGAGGTTCAGAATCTCAACCTCATCATCCTTGTCGTAAACGATGTAACCACCCGCTCGTGCGGCTGCGAGTGCCTGGGCAAGTTGCTGGCGTCGATCCTTGCTGCCGGTCTTCGCGGAGAGGAACGGCCCGCTGTAGACGTTGAGAGCGAAGTCCCAGAGTTTGTAGCAGTTCTCAATCAACACACAGGCACGATAGGCCGCGCGAACTTCGCTGACCCCGTGGGGATTACTGAACAGGTCCGCGTGAGTGAACAGGACCGTCTTGTCCGGCGAGTAGGTTGCAATCCCCCGCACGAGGTTGACCACGCCGATCACATTGCGATAGACATCGACCTTGAGACGAAGGTGGGTCGTGTCCTTGGAGGCAACATGTTTGAGACCCCACAGGCCGGTGTACTTGCGGTGATCTTCGACAGCCTGGAACACAAGGTCGCCGATGCTGTAGCCCATGAGCAGGGCTGGCTCAAGAGTCTGGCGAACCAGGCCATCCCAACCGTGTTCGGAGTTCTCCACGGTCCACTCAAGGAACTTGGCTGCTTCCTTGTCGCGGGGATCGTCCTCGTCATCCGGCAAGCACATCACATCCATGTCGGCCACGGAATTGACAAGGCCCGTGAGAGCGGATCGGAGGGCTGGTTCGGTGCGATGATAGCGGAGATAGTTCCGCCGCATCTCGTCGGTTTCGGCACCGTAGTTGTCGAGGTCGGTCGGACCGACGTAGGGGCGCGGCGCGGACTCCGAGCGGATTTGATCGCGGGTCGGTGCCGTGACCTGAGCCTGAATCGTCGCCGGGCTAACCGGATACGAATCTTGAGGGTTCCCGGCCCGAGAACGCCCGAAGACTTTGGAGATCAGGAATGAGAGCGGACTTAGCACAGGTGTCACCTTGGTCGCGGGGTTCCTGTGCTAGTTTGGCGACGGGGTTGCCTGAGTTAGAAAGTGTGGTCAGAGAAAAGAATGCGACTTGGCTGCATGACAACGTGCTGAACGGGTCGCACGGGTGGGGCAAATTCTCGGGTGTTGATGTAGGGTTCTAGGAGACTGCTGAGCATTTGATGGGCGGAATATCTCTGTATCATCGTGCTTGTGTCTTGGCTGGCGTAAGAAATCGCCAGTGCATTGACAGTCCGGTCGATGGCAAAAGTAGGGTCCAACATCAGTAATTGCAGTTTCTTGACCGGATGCACCTTGCAGATGTCTATTCCGTGGCGGTGAAAGACCCTCACATGGCATTCCAGATTCACAAGGAAGCCACGCTCGAAATTCACACCGTAGCCAATGCCCTCACTGTTTTCCGGCAGGGATGCCCACTGAAAGCCACGCAATTTCAGCAGTTCGCTTTCCCGGTTCATTAAGGCCTGTCGCTTTGCTTGGTCCATTGTTGGGCCGTTGCGGTGCAACTCCACCTGCAAGCGAATCAGTTCTGCCCGTTCTGGCTCTCCGCGTTCTTCCAGCCAGTCCGCCAGCACGAGCCGGGGGAGATCGTGGTCATCCTCACGCAATCGGCGGATGAAGGCGTGATATTCAGGATAGCAGTAGGGGGCAGGGATGTTCATTCGGGTTTAAGTTCCTTTGTGGCTCTCTTCGGTTGCCATTCGCCGCACCACAATCCAATAGCAGTGACCGGGAACGACCAATTAAGTTCGTTAAGACATCCTGAATGTTTGTCTTCTTCTTCGTTGTTCAAAAAAACAGGAGGCATCCTGTGACAAAATCCGCATTCATCACCACTCATCTGCATGCCGGTAACTCCTTCATCTAACTCCCAAAACCGACATGTTCCACACCTCTCTTCCACCACTGGCAATTCCTGTTTACTCACTGGTTTTATCCTGTCGTGCTGCGATCTGGGCCAGCCATTCAGCAGACGGTTTCGCTTGTTCGTTGGCTTCGCGGTTGACCATCAACTGAGTATACGCCTCGGTCTCGGCTTGCGTGGGCATCGGTTGGCCGGAGAGACGCAGGGCAAGATTCACGCGAGTATCGCCCTGTCCAAAAGTCGCAAACATGATCGGCGGTGTGCTTAGAAGTGGCTTGTCGAGCAAATCAACGATTGCCGGACTTATCTTCAATTCGATGGTATTGCCCACAATGTTGAACGATGTGGAGTCGTCGTGAGAGGGTGCCAACATCAACCGCTGACCGCTGGGCATCACATCACCCGCCGCCCAATGCGTGTAGTTGAGTGCCGACCTGGGCAAGTTCCGTTGTTCAAGGAAGGCATCGATCTCCGCCCATTCCTTCATCGCGGCGGCCAAAACGTCGGGGTGGATCGTGTACTCAATGACCATCGGCAATCCTCTGGAGGTGCCGACAGTATACGCAAGGCTGACGCAATTCCGGGGAAAACGGTAATGATGAGAAATTCTCATCTAGAGAGATATAAGGAAATAAATAAATATATTGGAATATTGTTTCTAATAGCACATTGGTGATTAATGGTGACGAATTGGTGCGCAACGGTGCGCAACGGTGCGCGATCAGTACCGGGGCCGGTTGATGCCGTAGTCAATCGGTGCATCGTAGAAATGCGGGTCGGGTTGCGATCCACCGTCCAAGTGAGTGCAGAGATACCTAAGCGCATCCATCCCATGGTCGTTATGCGAGATGGGTTCATCTTTTGGCTTGTCGGGATCGCTGGGCTTCCAGATGTAGCCGATCAGTTCCTCAAGGGTCGAAGTCGGTCGCCCGTTGTCGTCAAGCCCACGGTCGGCGGGATGGCAACGGGCGTCGGGCAGGAAGAAGATTCGGGGGCGGTCGTCGCCAGCGATATCGAACCGGGCCTGGGCAAACTGGATGCCGCCGTCGCGGTCGTTCTTCTCCGCTGGCGTGCATGTGACCCCGGCGTACTTCTCGAATGTCGCCACGCATTCTGGGTCGTGGTCTGTGATGACCGCTTCGGGGCGTGGTTCGGCTCCCGTGTCCATGAGTTCCCTGCACCATCGCGCGGCGGTCTCAACGCGGGTCTCGGTCTTGAAGTGCTCGCGGTAGAGGTACATTCGCCCGTCGCCATCCACGGCCCAGAACTGAATGACGAGCGGATCGCGGAAACCCCAGTCGATTGCCCAGAATCGCCGCCAGTGGTCGGGAGCCTTCCAACCGTGGGGCAGGTTGTGGACATTGGGCGAATAGTCGTAGATCAAGCCTTCTGCCGCAGACCACAGACCCAACCGGAAACGGTTTCGCCGTGCCCCGGACATACGGTCCAGCGTGTCAAGGTAGGCGCGACCGGCTTGCGTCCACTCTGCCTTGTTGCGGTCGTAGAAAGCCGGGTTGTCCTCGTGGCTTGAGGTGTAGAGCTTGAGTTTGCCCGCCGTGTGCCGCCGGTAAAGCCAGTGCGTTGGTGTGGTCGGGTTGCAGTCCATCATCAGTTGGGTGAACGTCATCCTACCGTTACGAAGAAGACGAAGCAGTGTTTCGTAAGCGGCCAAGGATATCCCCTCCTCGGTCGCCTCTTGGATGTAAACAAAGTCGTATTCAGCAGATAAGGTTTTGCCCGGATCATCCAAACCTGCAATCACAAACTCCGAACCGTTGGGGAACTGATAAGACTGCCGCACCCGGCGAAGAACTGGCCGTTTGATAAGAACCGGATGGTCTGGTCCAAGAACCTTTTCTTCCCACGTCACCAGACCGGATTGCGTCAAGCTGGTGCGAGTGCCACGGCAGAAGAGGCCGCGAGAGTTGGGATACTTTCCAAGTAGAGTCAGGCACTTCACAAGTAAAGCAATACTCTTGCCCGTTCCGGCAGGTCCAGCGAGCAAAATCTCAGGCTCGCGGCTGTTGTAGGCAGCCGCGTTCCCGCCGAAGAAGTTCATAGTTTGGCCGGGTCTGCGTCACCACCAACGACAAGGGGTTTGTGTGCTGTCTCGGCAACGATGGCAGCCCTTTCAATGTACCCGCGGGATTTTCCCTGAGTCTTGAGGAAGAAACACACCGCCCAAGATTCTCCCGCCAGGATCGCACGATAGAGGGCGCTCACCGCATGGTCGAGCATCCCCTCACGACAGTCTTGGGTCACCTTTTTGAGGGACGGTCTCTTGTCAATAAGTTCCTGAACCGATGATCTGTGGACGTTGAATTTCTTGGCGACACCCGCCACATTTCCCGAGAGTTCGACGAGTGCCGCCGCTACTAACTCCGGGTCTAGTTTGGGTTTACGTCCACCCTTTTTTTTAAGTGCGGGTTTCATTGGGTCTCCTCCCGAACGCAGGTCAAGCCCTCGGCCTCGGCTCGTTTCAGAATCACATCGGCGTACCGCGGTTCGATTTCACATCCGTAGCAAATCCGGCCCAGGCGATGCGAGGCGATCAGTGTTGTGCCTGAACCCAGGAAGCAGTCGTAGACGATTTCGTCTTTGATGCTGCTGTGTTCGATGGCCTGCTGGACCAGTTCCAGAGGCTTCATGGTGGGATGGTCTGGAGACTTTTGCGGGCGGTCGAAATTCCAGACCGTGGTTTGCTTGCGGTCGCCGTGGTACCTGTGCCCACCGTTGGGGAGCCACCCGTAGAAAATCGGCTCGTGCTGCCAGTGGTATGAGACACCCATCGGCGAAAATGTGCTGTTGTTTTTGACCCAGATAATCATCTGCCGTAAGATGCCCAAGTGCTTCATAGCACCGGCAAAAAGCAGATGTAGCGGCACCGCCGGGGCCGCTACATACCACGCTGCCCCGGCGGTGCAATACTTGGCAGCAATGCCGAAACAGGCCGCCAGCATCGCCGCAAGTTCTGGCTCGTCGAGCGAATCGTTCTGCAGGTTCTCCTCAATGCGATGGCAAAAAGCCATCGCATTGAGCATCTTGTTTTTGTCGCCAATGCTGACCCCGTAAGGTGGATCAGTCCACACCATCTCGGCGGTCTTGCCTGCCATCAGGCGTGTCACGTTTTCTTCGATGGTGCAGTCGCCGACGAGGAGCCTGTGCCGGTTTCCAATGTTCCACAAATCGCCGACCTGGGTTCGCGTTGGGCCTTTGTCTTCGGGCGTGGCGTCAAATTCATCTCCGCCGCCGCCGGGCGCGAGCTTGCCGCCGCCGAACACAGCACCCGCAGCCTTGGCGACCTCTTCCAGCATCTCGGTCACGGCAGCCGATTCAGTCTTCACATCACGGAGTAGTTCTTCGAGCTTGGCCTGGTCGGAGCCTGCCATTGAGCCGATTGGGTCAAAGGTCGCAAGTAGAGTCGCGGCCTCGGTTTCGTTGACATCAAGGATCAGGACGGGAATCTCTGTTCCTTTGCCTACTGTTTCGGCACGGAGGTGTCCGTCGATAAGTTGCAGAGTGCCGTCGGGGAGTTCACGAGCCAAGACTGCGCCCGCAAATCCAATTTCCGCCAAGATACCGCGCAAGGCGTCGGCCTGCTTCTTGGAGTGAGTTCGCCAGTTCTTCGGGTTGGGTGCGAGTTCGGAAGCCGGAACGCGACGGAACTCTTTGATGCGGTCGCGGATTTTCATGTTTTCATTGTTCGGGTCGGGTTGCCTGTCGGTCTCGGTTCAGGCAACCATCGCTTTACATTGCTGGTGATTGAAACGAAACACGGGCCAGGGATGCGACCCCCTGACCCGCTGATAGGTTGGCCCAGTCCCCACGACCGGCTTCCCCCGCAGAGATTATACCTCCGGGGAATTCGGTCATGTCCCTGCTGCCGCTGCCGCCCGCTCCACCGATCGTTGAGCCGCCGCCGCTGCGGTCTCGTGAGAGGCCGAGTCAGTATTTGTTCGTTCGGAGCGTGATAGGCAAGACGGGCATCTATGTCTGGCAGGCAAGGCCTTGGTTGCCGATGCCGGTGGGGAGCGTGAACCTGGGGCTGTACAAGGAGGAGCGCGCCGCGTGGGAGGCGGTGCGGGTGTGGCTCAAGGCGGGCGGTGATCCGTGCCGGGGATTGCCGCCGGGAAAGCTGCCGAAGTGGGTGCGACGTGAGGGGAATAAGTTCCGGGCCGTGCTGCGGACGCGGGGCGGGGATCGGCTGGTGCTGGCGGGTGAGTATGAGACCGCCGAGGCTGCACACTTGGCGGCCAAGGCGGAAGTGGAGCGGAGAATTGAGGCACGGCAGGCGAAGGTGGTTGCGCGACCGTGGGCCGAAACGGCGGTCAGGA